CACTCTTTCCCTACACGACGCTCTTCCGATCTGGATAGAGCGTCACTGTTGTCTCCCATGTCTTCTGAGCCATCTGCTTCTGTCCATATTCAAAGCTCAGTACTGCCCGGAGATGTACTGTAACTCCCTCCTCCGGTATTCCTTCTCTTAGAGTTCCATCCAGTCCCATGTAATCATAACTGTCCAGTGTCCATTGGATCGAGACCGGATAGCCCGGAATGGATGTGATAAGATCCAGATCCGTCGTAACATAGCTCCTTTTTTCATTGCTACCTAATATCTTTGCTTCCAGCTCTTCGGACACTTCCTTCAGGATCGCCGTGACCTCCTCTTCTGTGTAACCTTGCTCGTCCACCCTGATCTGGACAGGAACTCTCTCACAAATACCGTCTACCGTGGCAAGTACTGTCTCGTTCCTGCTCCCGCCTCCTTTTTCGTCCCGGCCAAGCTTGCCGTCTTTCACCGGACGTTCCTGTCCCGTCCAGATAAACACCGCCACGCTGAGGGTATTGACAAAGAAGAAAAAACAGATGCCTTTCCGGATTTTGCGCCGCTTTTCCCGGCTTTTTGTCCTCTTCTTTCCTGTCTTTATAAATAGAATCAATAGAATCAAATAGGCGACTCCTGTCACCGCAATCGCTTTTATATCCATTTCTTTTTCTTTACACCTCAATCCTTGTCATTTGAAACCCACTCCAGAAAGCTGCCAAATACAAAAGGAGACATCCTGTCATCACCGCTCTGCCCGCTATCCCCTGATAGAGCACCTCCATAAACTCTGGAAAACTTACCAACATATAGGCAATCATACCAAATGGGATCACCGCCATTACAAGAAACTCCATCTTCTTCGCCGCAATAACCGTCTCAATCTCCTTACTGAGCTCCTCCTTCTCCTGGATCTGAAACATTGTCTTTCGAATCACTTTTGCCATGTTTCCGCCGCTTTTCTTTACTGCTGCGATTACTGTAACAAAATTTCTGACATCTTCCTGGTCAACCCTCCATGAAAACTCCTCAAGAATCCGTTCCATGCTAAGATTCATCTTCATCTGACGGATCATATACTTCCATTCCCGGACTATCCGATCCTGTTCCCGATACATGATCCGCATTTCTTTCTCTGCTTCCAGCATAGCATTTTCCAGAGAATAACCGACATTTAGGGCGGCTGACACCGACTGCAGCGTGTCCAGAAACTGCCTTGTAAACTCCCGCTCTTTCTTTCGCAAGATCTCCTTTTCCCACACATACAGGAACATTCCGCCTACCGGGAGTAACAAAATCGGTGACACGGCGATAGAACGATAAAATAAAAGTGCTGTCAGCCCTGCCGCGCCGGCTGCCTCGATACCTCCCCAAAAATACTCTCCCTTTCTAATATCCTGCCGCCAACAGTTTTTCCTTTTTCTGCAGCTCTTCTTTTTTAACAAGACTTCCTCTCACCTTTCCGTGGCTGCTGCCTTTTTCCTGAAATTCATACAGCGTATTCATTTGGATTTCTCCCTTCTCGTATCCGGTAATCTCAATGATCTCCAGCACTTTGCGGGTTTTATCCCTCATTCTCCCAAGATGGATGATGATATCAATTCCGGAAGCGATCTGCCTTTGAACCGCCTCGATCGGAATCTCCATTCCCATAAGCACCATCGCCTCCAGACGCCCGATCATATCTTTCGGGCTGTTACCATGACCGGTGCTTAATGACCCGTCATGCCCGGTATTCATGGCCTGAAGCATATCGATAGTCTCCGCACTTCTCACTTCTCCGACGATCACCCGATCCGCCCGCAATATAAAAAAGTGAATATAAAATAAAGGAGGTGATTCAGCGTGGCTTGTAAAATTAAAACGCTCCTGCAGTGCAAGCACTGCAGGCATGATCTTGAGTTTGCGACGGTGTGTGGTAATCGTCGTGTGCCGCTTCTCTGGTGTCCGGACTGCGATATTTTGTATCAATATCTCGGTCCGGAAGAGGTGATCGTTGATCGTTCAGCGAGCGTTGAATATGTGCGCGCGCTTGCGAATGAATTCCTGGTTGAAATGTCATAATTACCACCAAAAACCGGCCGAGATCTTTGTGCAAATTACGGTTATAAATAACTTGAATAGTAGCGGCACCAGAGCTAATATACAGACAACCTAAAGGAAAGCAAAACGAAACGGAGGACGTAAAAATGAAAGCGAATGAATTAGTTGTTGGAAAGAAATACTGGTGTGGATGGGCTAGCCGCAGTGCCTGGTTCGTAAGATTTGAAACTCATACCTGGTGTGGAAAAACTGAAACAATCGCAGTCTTCCGCGACGTATGCGATTGTTATATCGAGTGCAACGTTGAACAGGTAGAGCGTTAGGTGTCTGAAAGATAGGAGGTCTTGGCTATGTATGAACAATCTTTACTTTGTGGAATTATGAATGATTGGTATGGCAGTATGGAGGATCTGTTCCAGGATCTGAAGCATTACGGATTTGAAGTCCTGGAGTCCAACCGTGAAAGCATCACGGTATCCTGCGACGATGATGGCGATTATGTCCAGATCGAGCTGGTTCTTGGTGGAACCGAGCGGACGATCGTTGTTGAAGATTTCGAAGAAATTTATCGCGAGGAGGCTTAGGCCTCCGGTATTAAACCGCCGATGGCAGGTCCGAAGCCCTGCAGGAAGAAGCGCGACGGATACCGTGGATTGATGTTCGACAAGTTTCCCTGGTTTTTAATGTGAAAGCCTGAAGGTCTGGTAGCCCCGCTGGACGTCCTCGTAAACCTTGCACCCGGCCACCGGCCAGAAAGGCGTCGCCTATGATTGTATAAATTTTATCCTGGGTTTTCTGCAGCTTCCCCGCGCAGCTTAATCGAAGCGCTCCACGGTAATCCTTTTAGAAAGGAATGAATCAAAATGTTTGACAAAGAAAAATTGAAACAGGCCATGGATGATCATGGCGATACAAATAAGGCGCTTGCGGTCTTCCTGGGCATGACTGCATCCAATTTCTCGACGATTTGGAACGGGCGGCAGCCATTCCAGCGCAAGCACATAGTCCGGATCGCGGTCCGGTATCAACTCTCCCCGCAGGACGTGTGGGATATATTCTTCCTGGCCGATGCTGAGGCCATCAAAAAAGAAGCCAGAGAGGCTTGACCTCCCTGGCTTCTGTCTATGTTTCCGACATTGATGTCGGGATCATGCTTTGTGTCCGTATGCTGTGTTGAGGCTGATCCAGCCTGCTCCGGACTTTAATCTTCCCCATCCATTTTTCTGCTCTACGATCGTGAATGTTCCCTTGCCGGTGTATGCTCCGGTCCAGTCATAGTTTGTGCCCGGTCCTTTTCTGATGCGCAGATCTGAAATCGTGACGGTCCATTTCAGCGTTGATGGAGCTGCTGCAGGTGCGGTGGATCCACTACTTACCTTGTGGCCATATTTGCTGTTGAGGCTGATCCAGCCTGCTCCGGATTTGAGCTTGCCCCAGCCGCCCTTTTCTGCCACGATTGTGAATACTCCCTTGCCGGTGTATCCAGCCGAGTCATAGTTTGTGCCTGGTCCTTTTCTAATGTTCAAATCTGAGACCGTGACCTTATACGCATAGTTGACTGTCGTTGCTCCGGACGGAGCTGGTGCTGGAGCAGGTGCCGGCGTGTTATCCTCTGCTTCTGCAGACAGCTGCGCCTTGAACGTCTGCCACTTCTTATCATCGGATCCGTTCTCCAGGTTCCATCCTTTAATGCCGGGGCAGAGCTTGCCGGTAACGTCATAGTGACGGATTACTCTGCTGGCAGGGATTCCGTATACTTCCATGAGGTATCGTCCCAGCTTCGCTGCATTGGCGAGCGCAGCGTCTGTGAAGTACCAGTTATCGTCGTTCGGGTTTGTCACGCGGCCGGTCTTATTGGTGCTGCAGATCTCGATAGATATGCAGTTGTGGTTCGTAGCGACTCCATGGAGCTTGCCGCCCTTGTTTCCGTATGCGCTGCCGCCGACGGCCCAGCAGGAATATTTCTCCGGATCCGGATTGTACTGTACGATTTCCTCATCGTCTACGATGAAGTCCGCAGTTCCTCCAGCTTTTGGATTTGCAAACCAGGACGCTGTCGCTCTGGCCGATCCTTTTTTGCTCGTTACTCCGGCTGTGTAATGGTATACCAGGTACTTATCTTTCCCTCTGCCGGTTGAATACAGGCCGTGCGTCCCGGTCTGCTTGATGATGTTGATTTTCATGTTGGTTCCTCCTTCCGCGTCGTACTCTGTGAGTTCGTACTGTGTAACCAGTCGGTATGTGCTCTCGACGTAGCTGCTATCAGTCGCATATCCATCTGCCTTGATAAGCTGAAGGTATTTCTTTGGATCTGTAACACCTTTCAGATTTTTGTACCTCGGCTTCTGAATAAATTCGAAGTAACCCTTTACGCCTTCCTCCATGCTGTCGTATACTCTGAAATTGTCCTTGATCGTTGTCAGAGTCCCTGGCGTATATTCCTCCTTCGTCTCCATGTTCACGCTCTTGCCCTTCCAGGTTGTCCCGCATTTCATTCCGAAGTAGTTATGATACTTGGATGCCAGCTTGCTCTCTCCCCATCCGGATTCCAGGATTGCCTGGGCGATGATGGGACTGTGTACCAGGATTCCGTATGCTTTTGCGTACTTCTGCACGTGCTTTGCTATGTCTTCGATGAATCTCTGCTGTTTCTCTGTGATTGCCATCTTGCATACCTCCTAAATAAAAAAGGGCAGCCTGGTGGCCGCCCTGGGTGCTTTGTGCTTCTTATTTCTCTGAATCGTCGGATCCAATGTTTGCGGAGTCGGTGAGTCCTTCTCCGATGATGTATGCCACGACGGATGCTCCGGCCATGATGAGTGCCGTTACCTGTGTGGCTGTGTTCTCTGCGCCTCCTGTGGCTACGATCATCATTGATACGAATGACGCCACTGCTGTCCAGAGTTTTCTGCTTGTCAGTTTTCTTTTCCAGTCGATGTTTTTCATGATGTTTGTTCTCCTTCCTCGATGATATGTTTCAGTGCTTGCTCGTTCAGAAAGTTCTTTTGTTCGTGCTTGACCTTCTGAGCGTAGTCCAGGGCTGCGTGCATGTCTCCATTGCAGTGTGCATCCGGGATTCTCTGCACGGCTCTAGCTGTGGCCTCTCCGAGCGCTATGGCTGCGTTCACGCTGTTGATGATGCAGAGCTCATTCTTCTCTCTGATCTGTTCACGTTCGTCCAGCTGTTTCTGGCGTTCCTCGCGTTCCTCTTTTTCATTGTCCGCACGCTTCTTGAGATTCTGCTCGATGAGCCAGAAACAGAAGCCTGTGAACGCGGACGGAATGCTGGCGGCCACGACGATTGTTGTCATGTCCATTGGTTCCTACCTCCCTCCTGCATTTAATTTGCTGCAGCTTCTGCATGGCTGCTGGCCTGCCGGGATAAAATAAGCCACGCACTCGCCGCAGGTACCGAAGTACCGACAGCTTTCCGTGCATGGCTCGTATGTCCTTCTGCAGGTGTTATCTGGATTCCGGTGCAGACACTGGAACCTCTGGCTCTTTCTTTGAGGCGATGATCTCCTGCATTTCTTCATCTGTGATCCATCCTCTCTTGACTGCGTTCTTCAGCATTGCTTCGGACGCGCGTCCTTCCTGGTATAATCTTTTCAGTCTTTCATACATTTTACTCACCTCCAAGAATCGCGAGCGCGATGTCGTCGACGCTCTGGTTGATCGACTCGATCTGGGCCTGCTGCTTTGTGACGGTCTTTGTCAGGATTTCCAGCTCTGATGGCTGTTCTCCGGATTCTTCCGCCTCCTTGGCATTCTGGATCCAGGTCTCTGTATCTGCTGCGACTGCTGCAGCGAGGCCTTCTCTGTAGATCGTGTCTACTGTGTAGCGGTCAAATGTGAAGTATTCCTGTGGCTCCTGGTCTTCTCCTGAAGCCTGGCGTGTGAATGGTCCCTGGATATTGTCATATAAAATGACGGTGCAGGATCTTCCTTCGATTGGCGGGAGCGCCTCAATTTCAAACTGCGACGCAGGCCTGATGTTGCTTTCTGTCTTCATCAGCGATTACTCCTTTCAGATGCTTAATATTAACAAACGGCCGCACCCACTTCTCGTAGAAGCGCTGGCTGTCTGAATTCACGATATATCCGATGTATGAAACCATGGCGTGCGCGTTCCGGATGGATGCGTATGCAGCTCTGGCGATCGTCCTGGCTTTCCGGCTGATCCTTAGCATGATCGACTTCCTGATGGTTGTCTTGTTCGGATGGAACTTGAAACCTAAGAAGTCAAGCGGGCGCTTGCTCAATATAAAGACCTGCCAGTTGTCCTTGACGGTCTGCTTCGTGGCTTTTACTTCGGCTTCGATGAATTCGAGAGCTTTGTGCAGTCGTCGTTTGCTTGAATCAAACAAGACCATGTCATCCACGTATCTCACGTTGTGCGCGGCTCCGGTTTTCTCGGCGACCTTGTGGTCGATGTCCTGAAAGAAAAAGTTGCAGAACCATGGCGAGGTAAAGAGCCCGACCGGGATGCCTACCGCATCGGTCTCCGGCAGCAGTCTTTCATGCGTGGCCATCGGCTGTTGAAAGCTCGCGATGATCCGATCTGCCAGGCGCAGGAACTTCTTATCTTTTATCCTGCGCTGCAGTTTTTTCCGGAGTTCTTCGTGGTTCATGGTTGGATAGCATTTTCGGACGTCCAGCTTCAGGACGTACTTGGTATGCTTCGGATCCTTCCTGATCCACTTCTCGATCGCGGTCTTTGCTCCGTGCGTTCCTTTTCCCGGTACGCATCCGCAGCTGAACGGATAGGCGCTATGCAGAACGATCTGTTTGAAAATGCGAACGAATGCGTGATGCACACACTGATCTGGCCAGAATCGCGGGATTGCGATGTCTCTGGTCTTCTTCTGAATGCCATCGTTGATTCGTCGCATTGTGTACTTGGCTGGTATGAAGGTTTCCTCATCCAGCATCCTCTGCAGCTCCAGCGCGTGTCCATCGATGTCCTCCAGGACCTTCTGGACTTCTTTGCGCTTCCGCTTATGTCTCGCCGCGTCCTTGATCGCTTCCTTCAGGTTGTCGATGTCTCGGACGTGCTCGAATAAGTGACCGACTCGCTTCGTGTATTTGATTGGTGGTAGCTTGCCTTGCTTTTGTGTATCTTCCATGAATGGCTATCTCCTTTCAGACTCTCTTTGTTAGCCTCGCTGACTTTCCAGCTCCATTCCTGGCGTACTAACCAGCGCCATTCGCGGCCTATTTTTACCAAGGGGTAAGGAAGCGCACCTGCGGCATTATCTTAACGAATAAATCGATGATGCCATAAAAAATCGAGAATCTAACAAAGTGGGCGACCGCCGATGTTCCAGTTCGTATTACCCGTACCGTTGTTACAGTTCCGGTAGAAAGGCCCGGCATTCGTACCGTTGTTCACGTTACCGCCAGAGATCACCAGCCGCGCGCAGTTACGCTCCCTGTGTTTAATTTTCTTTATTGGCAGCAGGCGCCTTCGTCTTTGCGCCTGCCTGTTTTTCAGTTATGCTGCCGGTAGTTCCGGGGGATAAAAGTCCCCCGGTCCCCCTTTAAATGGCAGCCTTGCGGCAATGTGGGCGACCGCCGAGGATCCAGTCCGTAGCACCCGTACCGTTGTAACAGTGCCGGTAGAAAGGCCCGGCAACCGTACCGTTGTTCACGGCACCGCCAGAGAGCACCAGCGTTCCTCCTTCGGAGGAATAGTAATAGTCTCCGACGTAGCTGTCTGCTCCGCCTCCTACTTCTACCGGCATTTCGTACTCCGGATGCAGGCTGTCGAATCCCATCTTTTTGATGTAGCCTTCATTTGTCGGGCATACGTAGCCGAGCTTCTGGTAGTCTCCGGTGTATGTGTCGTCTGCGTAGCTTGCACGCTTATTGCAGCAGTAGTGCTGGCGGTTCTTGATGTTGACTCCGTCGCGGAACTGCCACATGTTACCGAACCAGTCCTCGATCCATAAGAAACGGACTGCACGTCTTCCGGAGAGTTTGGTTCCGGTAGGCCCTTCGGGATTTTCCAGGCATCCGTTCGGGCATTTCATTGCGGTTGTCTCACCGGTCTTCTGAACGCATGACCAGATTACATTTCCGACTGCGATATTCACCGGATCTCCGTCGAAGTAGATTTCTGTCGCTGCTTCCACCTCTGTTGACGCCTTGAATGCCGTGATCGTTCTGCCCCATAATACTGAATGATTCCAGAGTGCTGTTCCGATGGCGATCTGCTGGCCTACGAAGAACTGCGCAGCTCTGTCGCTTGCGATTGTGATGCAGTTGGTTCCTGTCTTGGCTTTCAGGGCCTTGTCGTCTCCACTCTCTCTGAATTCGGTACGTCCGGATCCGAGGATTCTCTGCGCCTGGGTTCCTGCGAACATGATTATAAATAAATGGTCGAGCAGGAACATGTTCCATACATCGTCAAGCTGCCAGCCTTCGCCTTTGTTGCGGCTGCGGGTTCTGAAGGTTGCCCTGGTCACCTCTGTGAGCGGTGTCGCTCCGGCAATCGAACGGATGACGTCCTTGGCTCCTGTGGCTGCATCTTTTCCTGCGGATCCGTTGAAGATCGGGATGTAGATCTTGTCGCTGATGCTGCTTCCGTCTGTGAATGCAGGGTTGACGTGCAGGCCATCCACCGGTGCGGATGATACCCAGCGGTATTCCCACTCTACTCCGTCGCTATCCGTCTCAAAGTAGCGGGATGTATAGCAGAGCGGCATTTCCAGCATGACGTCTCCGTTATCTCCGGTCCAGGAAAAGTTGGCGTCTCCCAGGTATGCGGTGACTTTTCTGTCTTCTGAAAGGTTGCACGGTCTGCAGGCATTGTATGGATATACCGACTTCATGAAGTCGTTCTGGACGTCTCCGGTTCCGACTGCTGCCTTGGCTGTAAGGCCGACAGCTCCACCTAGTCTTTCCCAGCTCTCTGCGCCGCAGCTCTGCTGGCCGACTTTCTTCCTGGCTCCGTATTTCTTCACGGCTGCCTGTTCGATGATGGTTACTCTGTCTGCCAGTGCTTCCAGGTCGCTCTGAAGCGCCAGGCCTCCTGCGGTCACGATTGTGACGCTTGATGCGTTGGCTACCTCCAGGTAGTAACTCATGGAAATGACGGACGGGATCACGCCATTGTATGCTGGCATGTAGTCGCTGGTGCTTGCGGTTGCGATGCTGTATAAGATTTCACCATCGTCCGGATCCTGTGCAAAGATACCGAACTCGCGGATTTCGTATCCTGATTTCAGGACGTCCGTGTCGCTAGTCTTATTTGTGATCGCTACCTTCAGAACGAGTGTACTTCCGTTCTGGATCTCTTTGCTGTGGATTGGCAGTGTCTGCACCGGTGCCTTGAGTGACGTTCTGGTGTCTGTTGCCTCTCCGGAGCTGTACTGGCCGGATCCGGTCTGCGCCTTCGTGATTTTGATTGTGCATCTGCCCGCCTGGGCTTTTGCCAGGAGCGCTTTTCCTTTTGTGGTCAGTTTACTTGGATTCCAAATAAGCATTGATTTAGTCCTCCTTTATGACTGTTGTTGTCTGATAGTCGATGCTTGCTCTCATGGCTGCTCTTTCGCTTTGTGAGAGGTTCGCTTTGCCGGTTTCTGCGTTCAGCGCGTGGGTGCTTTCCTCTGATGCATTGACTGGCCCGACATCGATGGTGCCGGATGCCTCCGTGGCTCCCTGATTATCATTCAGGACGTATGTGCTTCCTTCGGTGCCGGTTGCGCTTGCGATAAATGCTCCGGCCGTAGCTTGGGCGTCTCCTGCTGTGGTGTTCAGAGCGTAGGTCTCTGTAACCGGTGCGGCGACTGCTGCCACGTTCATTCCTTCGGTTGCGTCTGTATCTGATATCTCGTGATTGCTCACGGTGCATTCATTTATTGCTGTGATGCAGGTGGCTATGGTTGCTGCTGAGTGGAGTTCTCGCAGCACGGTCACCCTTCGGATGTGGGACTTTGAATTCTTGACCTTTTTAATGACCGAGGTCAGCTCGTTGATGATGTCTTTTGTCATCAGCGCCTCCGTCTCCACATCGAATGTGTTCGCTTCGATCGGCGGCTCGGTAAAGTCGAACCACTCGATCAGTCTCGCATCGCCTCCGAACACCGAGGCGATCAGTTCCTCTGTTGCTTTGACTGTTCCGGCTTGCGTGTACCACTTGAGCGTGTTCTTTATGATTGAGCGCTTTGTCTCGATGTCTGCGCCCTGGTCGTAGTACATGGCTCGCATTTCCACGGCCAGGTAGTCCAGTGTGGATTCTGCCAGGTGGTCGATGTCGCAGGAGCTGCCTACGCCTGCAGCTTTTTCCAGCATTCTAATAATTGCCATGTGCAGCGCGTAGCTTATGCTCTTAAATTCCGGACTTGTCTCATCCGGCCAGAGGTCTGCGAGCTCTCCGTTTCTAATATCAATCATCCTCAACACCTCCGTATGTCACGTTCTTGCTTGTGCAGTACGCGATGGAAGTGCCGCCGATCTTCTGAAAGACCGGACTCTTAATCTCTACCCTCTTGGCTCCTGCTGCAGTCACTCTCTTGATCAGCTCCGAGCTGTTGATGTCTCGGCCGATCTTGGACTGCTGCCAGGTTACGAAGTCATCCACTGCCTTGGCGACCTCGCTCTGGATTGTTTCCACGGATCCTGAATCTGAAGAATTGATATAGTAGGTCAGGCTGATGCTGTAATTCACTGCTGTTGGCGCCTTCACGACGACCTTGTCAGTCAGCGGCCGGATGTTCGGATCCGTGATGTACTTCGTCAGCCCTGTGATCATCTCCTGGCTTGGGATTCCGTTGTCCATTAGGAATACGATGTCTACCTCGCCTGGGTTGTCACTTGAAACCTTGACGTCTGCGATGGTGCTGTTGTATGTCTTTACCCAGTAGATATATGCTTCCTCGGTTCCTGCCGTTGAATAGCGGGACGGTGCGATGTAGATTCTGTCCTTCAGGGATTCGTCGCTCTCCGGATCCGCGCCGCCATCTGTTTCCGTGATGTTGGTCACGCTCTCTATGTACGGGATTGGATCCACGAGTGTCTGAATGGCTCCCTCATGGATTCCATTCAAATCTACGCCGGTCTCGATGGAAGTGCAGGCCACGTCGACTGTGGTCTCTCCTACTTTAATCTCCGCATACTTATCGGTCGTGAAGTAAACCTCGCCATCTGTGACTCTGGTTCCGGCTGGGATTGCCGTTGCTCCGGTCTGCGCCTCTGAAAGCGTGAAACGTATCGTCACGGTCGCTGGCTTGGCAGCAGTTCTCTCGATGCCCTTGAGCGCTGCCAGGTTGTCCAGGAAGGATCCGAATGCGTACTTCAGAAGGTTCTGCTTTCCGGCTCTATCGACGTACATGTACATCTGGTAGATCTGCACGCTGCAGGCGTATAAGATCAGGGCGATCGGCTCGCCTCTGTCCAGCACGGTTTCTTCTCCGGTTTCCTCCATGTATTTGTCCTGGTAGTCCTGGAGCATCTGCTTCTGGATTCCATCCAGGTTGATGTCGTCATCGATGAAACTGACGTCCGGGAGTCTCTCGATCTGTTCGATTGCCATGCTCTTTTACCTCCTTCCTATGTAGATATCTAATTCCAGCACGCCTTCTTCGTCCTGGGTTCCTTTTACATCCTGGAGCTCCAGGCTTGGTATGTATTCGTCCATCGCCTCTGCGAGCTCCACTGTGATCATGTTAGATCGGAAGAGCGTCGTGTAGGGAAAGAGTG